CTTAGATTGGGTTCGATTCTCGTTCTTACTAGTCTGGGTCCAATCCGACGCACCTTCCGGGCGCAAAGTTGGACACAAACACTCAATCGATGGTTCTCCACACACTTTACAATTTAATCTTTCATTCACACGATACAAAATTGGGCTTCCTTCCGTCTCCACACGGAACTGAAGCATCTCTTGACCACGTTCTAGCAATTCTTCACGATCTTCTTCTTTAATTAAACTCAATTCTAACATAAGGGAATCAAACGCTTGGGCATCAACCGTCTTCACTTCGACACCACTACCAATATCACGCACCGTGAGGGGTGTATGACTCGCAGAAAAATCAGCACGAACAAAATTAGCTTTTAACATAGGACAAAAATCACCTCGTTCACAAATACACTCATAAATACGAGACTTCCAAACAGTGGAATTCTCGATACAATTCCTAGAAGACATTGCATCCACAGCAAAACTTAATCCTAAAGCACCACCGAACATAAAAGAAAAAATGTTCGTGAAAAAGAAAACACCAAGCGTCGCTAACACAGCAAAGGCCTTCTTCCACCATGAGATTTGATACACAAAATTTATAGAGTCCTTCACTAACTGAGAAACTCTACCAACACCAGAACTTACCTTAGAACTAACATAATCGTACACAAACTCATAGGTGGGAAAAGCCACCTCTTTAACACGCTCAATGTATTTCTTACATAACTTATCATAACTGGTGGTGATGACATCTCGGAAATTCAAATACTCCATACTATAGCCACAAACAACTTCCTCAACATCGCCGAAAGGCACAAGTTCGGGGTCCAACCCCGCAACCTTATGCAATTCGTCTTCAGTTGGGTTGTTACTCGTCTTACTATACTTCATATTTAACAGACGTTTTCTTTCGTTGAACTCAACAAGGCGCTCACCTTCATTATCAAAAATCAAGCGAGTAGAACCAAAATCTACAGGAACATCAACATCATCAACACCAGACTCATAACTTACACTAGGAGTGGAACTATTTCCAAAGATATTATAACCAAACATTTGAGCCGTCATCACACGCGCACGCGAAGCTTGCACATCGATCTTCAATCGAGCATCTAAACTCTTCTTCGCACGCACAGAAGAAATAGCTTTCTTAGCATAAGCTTTCGTTGCAAGCACGATCGCTTCGTTGTAACTAATTGGCAAACCTACATTCTTACCGGTGACGGCATCATACTCTTGGAAGGAGTATACATCGTAATTATAACACACATCAGCCAATGATGCATCCTTCAACTTCTTCTGATTTAAATCTAACAAGGCGCTATCTTTATCTAACGTTA